TGGAAAAGGGGGGCGACCTTCGGGTTGGTGACCCGAGGCCAGCCCTCGAGGCGCCCGTGCCGGCCGCTCCGACCCCCCATCCCCCCATCGATCGGCAGGCGGGGGGAGGGGGCGAGTAGGGGTTCCCTTCCCCCTCCTCCGCAATACCGAAAATCGGGTGTTGAGGTAATACCAACATGGACATCAACACCTACGCGCCGCGCTCCGTCTTCACCCCGCTGCACAACCGCACCGCGCGCTGGGCGTGCGTCGTGGCGCACCGCCGGTGCGGCAAGACGGTGGCGATGTGCTCGGACCTCGTGATCAGCGCGCTCGAGTGCAAGCACCCGAAGCCGCAGGTGGCGTACCTCGCCCCCTTTCGCGAGCAGGCGAAGAAGGTCGCGTGGCAGTACCTGAAGGACTTGACGAAGCCGCTGTGGGCGAAGCCGCCGAACGAGAGCGAGCTCAAGATCGTGATTCACAACGGCCGCCCTGGGGACCACAGCACGATCTACTGCGGCGGCGCGGACAACCCTGACTCGCTCCGCGGCCTGTACCTGGACGCGGTGGTGCTCGACGAAGTGGGCCAGATGCGCCCCTCCACCTGGTACTCGGTGGTGCGCCCGGCGCTTTCCGACCGCCAGGGCAGTGCGATCTGGGCGGGTACTCCGGCCGGCAAGAATTTCTTCTGGCAGCTGCGCGAGGAGGCGCGGCTCAACCCCGGCACGCACCTGCTGCTCGAGCTGCCGGCGAGCAAGACGGGCATCTTGCCCGAGGAAGAGCTGCGCGACGCGAAGGCGCAGATGACCGAAGAGACCTACGCGATCGAGTACGAGGTGAGCTTCGACGCGGCGGTGCCTGGCGCGTACTACGCGAAGCAGGTGGGCGAGGCGTATGAGGCGGGGCGGGTGGGGGATTGCCCGCGCGATGCCGATTTCGCGGTCGATCTGGTGGCGGATCTGGGTTTTACCGACTCGTGCAGCTGGTGGGGCTGGCAGACGACGCCCGACGGGTACCGGGTGGTCGAGTTCTACGAGAGCGACGGCCAGGCGATCGGGCACTACATCGAGTGGGTGAAGAGTCGGCCGTACAAGGTGGGTACGGTGTGGCTGCCGCACGACGCGAAGGCGAAGTCGCTGCAGACCGGCAAGTCGATCATCGAGCAGTTTCTGGCGGCCGGCATCACGCCGCGCCTGGTGCCCGAGCTTTCGCTGCAGGACGGCATCGAGGCGGCGCGAATCGTGTTGCCGAAGTGCTGGTTCGACGAGAAATCGACCTACGACGGCATCGAGCACCTGCGCGGGTACATGCGCGAGTGGGACGAGAAGACGCAGACATTCCGCAACCGCCCGAAGCACGACCAGCACTCGCACGCCGCGGACGCGTTTCGCTACCTCGCGCTGGCCGCGAGACCGATTTCTGGTAAATTGTCAAGGGGTGATGCTACTATCGCACCGCGTGGTGGGCAGACCTACAGGTTCTGCCTCGAGGATGTGTGGGATTGCGGGCCGAGCCAGACCAAGCGGGTAGGTTGATGCAAGAAAACGACCGAATCGAAAGCGCGCGCGACTTTGCCGACACCCCGCAAGGGATGGCGCAGCGCTGGAGCACCGAGATCGAGGCGTCGAAGCAGGAGCTGCAGAAGTTCCACGACGACGCCGACAAGATCACGCGCCGGTTTCTCGACAAGCGCGACGAATTCGGGCGCGACGAGGCGCGCGTCAACCTGTTCTGGTCGACGACGAAGGTTCTGCTGAGCTTGCTCTACGCCCGGCCGCCACGCGCGTCTGTGGCGCGTTCGTTTCTGGACGCGGAGGACGACCAGGCGCGCGTGGCCGGGCAGATCGTGCAGCGACTGCTCAACCGCTCGTTCGACGACAACATCTCGAGCTGGGACGCCGCGGTGCGCACCGGCATCGAGGACTGGTTGGTGGTCGGGCTCGGGCAGGTTTGGCTGCGGTACGAGGTCAAGACGGAAGAGCGCGAGCAGCCGGCGCAAGTGGATCCGCTCACCGGGGTCGAGCTCACGCCTGCCACGACGTTCGAGGCGATCGTCGAGGAAGAGGCGCCGGCCGATTACGTCTACTGGAAGGATTTCTTCTGGTCACCTGCGCGCACCTGGGAAGAGGTGCGGTGGGTGGCGCGGCGCGTGTACATGACGCGCGACCAGCTCATCGAGCGCTTCGGCGAGGAGATCGCCAAGGTGGTGCGGCTCGGGCCGAACAAGCCGCGCGGCCAGAACGACCAGGCGCCGAAGCACGACGTGTGGTCGCGCGCGCAGGTGTTCGAGATCTGGTGCAAGGAAAACAAGACCGTCTACTGGCAGTCGCCCGGCTGCGACGTGATCCTCGACTACAAGCCCGACCCGCTCGGGCTCGAGAATTTCTTCCCCTGCCCGAAGCCGCTCGCGGCGAACGTCACCTCGAGCAACTTCATGCCGCGCGCGGACTACGTCTTCGCGCAGGACCAGTTCGACGAGCTCGACGAGATCAACACCCGCATCACCTGGCTCACGCGGGCGGCGAAGGTGATCGGCGTCTACGACAAGGCTGCCGACGGCATCCAGCGCATGTTCCAGCAGGCGAGCGAGAACCAGCTGATCCCGGTCGACAACTGGGCGATGTTCGCGGAGTCGGGCGGCATCAAGGGCAAGATCGACTGGGTGCCGATCGAGTCGATCGTCAACGCCATCGAGCGCCTGCGCCAGTACCGTCAGGACAAGACGATGCAGATCTACGAGGTGCTCGGCATCTCGGACGTCATGCGCGGCTCGAGCAAGGCCTCCGAGACCGCGACGGCGCAGCAGATCAAGGCGCAGTTCGGCTCGACGCGCGTGCAGCTGATGCAGTTCTATATCGCCGAGTGGCTCACGCAAGCGCTGCGGATCAAGGCGGAAATCATCGCCAAGCACTTCCAGCCCGACACGATCGCCACGCGATCGAACATCCTGCGCACGCCGGATGCCCCCTATGCCCAGTCGGCGATTTCGCTGATCAAGGACGAAGAGCTCAGCGAGTACCGCATCTCGGTCGAGGCCGATTCGATGGCGGCGATGGACTGGGCCGCCGAGCGCGACGCAGCGGTGCAATTCATGCAGGGGCTCGGCGCGTTCATCTCGCAGGTTGCGCCGGTGGCGCAGCAGACGCCGGGCGCAGGTCCGTTCCTGCTTCGGTTGATGCAGTGGGCGGTCGCGAAGTTCCGCGTGTCGACCGAGATCGAGGGCGTGCTCGACCAGGCGATCACGGCGATGAACCAGCAGCTGCAGAACCCGCCGCAGCCGCAGCCCGACCCGCAGATCATGCTCGAGGCGGAGAAGATCAAGTCGAACGAGCGGATCGCGATGCTCGAGGCGCAGAGCGACGAGAAGGTTGCCGCGTTGCAGGTGCAGAGCGACGAGAAGCTCGCGGCTCTCAAGGCCTCGGTCGAGCTGCAGAAGGTCGAGATGCAGCAGCGGTTCGACTCGATCGAAGAGAACTACAAGCACATCTCCAACCTGCTCATGTCTCTGCCTGGCACTTCGCAGGTCATGGAGCTCGAGTCGATCAAGGAGATGGTCGCGCAGAACAAGGCCGAGTCGGATGCCCAGATGATGGCCGTGATGGGCGCGGTAAATCGAAAGCGCAAGCGCGTGCCGATCCGCGACCCGCAGTCGGGCGACATCGTCGAGGTACGCGAGATCGACGACGACGAAGCGTCCTCTGCTGCGCCGGTTCAGATTGGGCCGCCTGGGCGCTTTTCTCCACCAACGATGAACTGAGGACGACATGGCAGACAACGTAGGGTACACACCGGGCGAGGGTGCCGTTGTCGCGGCCGACGAGATTGGCGGCGTCCTGCACCAGCGCGTCAAGATTAGCGTCGGTAGCGACGGCACGGCCGTCGACGTGTCGGCCGCCAATCCAATGCCGATCACTGCCCCGTCGCCGCTCGACGTCAACATCGTCGGCGGGTCGAGCGGCAACGCAGCTGCAGGCACGACAAGCGCTGCTGTCCCAGCCTCGGCCGACTACATCGGATTCAACTCGGGCGGCAACCTCGTCGGTGTCAGCTCGTCAAACCCGCTGCCGGTAGACATCGGCGCTGTCGGGACGCTGGAAGTCACCGACGCGAATGCCGAGCTGCTGCTGACGCGCATCCTGAATTATCTCAACGCCCCGCAAGGCTACGACAAGTCGCTACAGGCGCTGCGTATTACCGGCACGTTGCCGACTGTCACGACGGTAGGCACGGTCACGACTGTGACGACCGTAACGACCTGCTCAACGGTCACCAACCTTTCCACCATTGACACGCTGCAAGGCCGCATTCAGGTGTACGGCCAGAACCTTGCCGCGTGGTCGTCAACTGTTCGCGCGCGAATTACTTGAGGTAGAACATGGCTAACACGTTCAAAAAGGTCATTGATCGTCTGATGTGGGCGCAGGTCGCCCCGTCTCCGAACGCGCACGCGGCGGGATCGTGCATGGCTGTCGATATGCGCAACAACAGCACGCGCAATCCTTTCGTCTACAACCTCGTGTCAGGCACGGTGCTGAACCGCTACAACATCGTCACGAAGGCGTGGGCTTTCGTGCAGTCGCCCGCTCTTGCGGGTACGTTCGGTGCGGGTGCAGCAGCGGCGTTTGCCCCGTCCCGTGCGCTAACTGGCACAATTGCAGCCGGTGCGACCACGACTTCGGTGGTGCTGTCCACGGCGCTCCCGACGGCAGTCGGCACAAATATGCTCGCCAACCGTGGCGGCTCCGGTGACCTCGGGTTCCGCATTCGCATCGTTGATACGACGGCGGGCAAGACCGAACAGCGGTGGATCACCGGCAACAGCAGCGGCACCACGCCGACCATTCAAGTGGACAGCGCGTTTTCGTTCACTCCGGCTACGGGCGCGACTTACGAGATTCTGTCGGGCCGCGTGTATATGCTGGGCGCAGGTACGACGGCGGCGAACATTTGGCGGTCGTTTGAAGTCGGCACCAACACGCTTTCCACCGGCCTTTCGACGACCAACCTTCCGGCGACTATCGGCACGGACTCGTCCATCAACGTGTTGGACGAACTCTACGTCCC